ACTTTGTGGATTGCTTGATGCGTATACGTCTGCAAGAGATTGTGGATGATTTGAAAGGCTACATTGAGGAAGGTACTGCTGAATCCAATGAAAAGAAGGTGATTAAGGCAGCAGAGGTTATCCTTGGATACATTACTTAAACAATACCTCTTTGAGACCCGTTCTGACCTGTCCTTGCAGATGAGACGGGCATTGGCTTGCAAAACCAAGAAGCAGAAAATCAAACTAGCAGATGAGTGGCAAAAGAATTATTCTGAACTGATGTACAGAGAGTTAATCTCCTGTGCAAGAAACAAAGAAGTTTGCGCCAACATAGCCAATTGGGAGTTGTAATGGATGATGAAATTAGTAATGATGACGTTGTAGGTCAAATGCTTTTTGAGAAAGCCCAAACAGACTACCCTTACCTTGCTGACAAAAACCTAGCGTTTAAATATTCCCCCGGCGGTGGCAGAGGGTTACTTGAGTTTTATGGTCCTGACGAACCCGGCTCTCCTGAATACCCAAGACCGCAAGAGATTCCAATGGGTCAAGTTGGCGTACAAGTGTTTGACCCTAAAACTCGACCAATGGATATTCTTGCTGACTACGTTAGTCATTACGGCGTTGAAAAAGACCCATACCTTAAAGAACGCTATCAACAATTTTCTGGTTCTTTTACGCCTGAACAACAACAGCGGCTACAAGAACAATATCAGTGGTATCAACAGCACCCAGAGTTTAAAGAGACCCGTGCTTATGAAGAATGGGCAAACACTGTTGGTGTGCCCGGATACTTTCGTGGTTACACATTTGACCAATGGAAAGATTCTCAAAGTGCGTACACGCCACAACAACTTCAATTGCTAAACCAAGTGCGTCAATATTTAGGAATTAAATGAGCGCATTTAATCTGCAACACTTCTACAACTTCTGTAAGCAACTTAAGATTGAAACCAAAGAGCAGGGCTTACGCAAGATGGATAACTTGCTGGGCACTCAAACCTACGTCATGGGTGAGATTGCTAAAGGGCTAGAAGAAGGCGTTCACTTCTTTACTATCCTCAAAGGTAGACAGCTCGGTATTACCACCATCTCTCTTGCGCTAGACTTGTACTGGCACTTTATGAACCCCGGCTTGCAAGGAACCCTGACCACCGACACCGAAGAAAATAGAGATATGTTTCGCTCCACTCTTTCGATGTACATGGATGGCTTGCCCAAGGAATACAAGATTCCTTTGATTGCTCACAACCGTACTCAGATGAGCTTAAAGAACCGTAGTCGATTGTTTTATCAGGTTGCAGGAACACGCAGCAAAGGAACATTAGGTCGTGGCAAAGCAATTACCTTTTTACATGGAACAGAAACAAGCAGTTGGGGTGATGAAGAAGGTCTTGCTTCCCTCTTGGCTTCGCTTGCTGAAACTAATCCCATGCGGATGTACATCTTTGAATCCACTGCACGGGGCTTCAATATGTTTCACGATATGTATACAACAGCTAAACGGGCTAGAACACAGAGAGCTATTTTTTGTGGCTGGTGGCGCAACGAGTTGTATTCACTCGACCCTAAAGGTAAAACATACGAAGTTTATTGGGATGGCAAACTAACGGGTGAAGAAAAAGAGTGGGTCAAAGATATTAAGAAGTTGTACAACGTAGAAATCAATTCACGACAAATAGCGTGGTGGCGTTGGAAACTTCTTGAAGGCATCAAAGACGATTCACTGATGTACCAAGAGTTTCCTCCAACTGAGGACTACGCTTTTGTTATGACCGGCACTTCTTTCTTTTCTAACGCACGGTGTACCGATGCCGCTAAAGCCGCTAAGAAACAAACCCCCGACTATTACCGCTACTCCTTTGGAGCAAACTTCCAAGACACCAATGTACTTAAGTCAACGGAACGTCTTGCCTCACTTAAGGTCTGGGAGGAACCAGTCGATACTGCTTACTACGTTATTGGTGCTGACCCTGCCTATGGTTCTAGTGATTGGGCTGATAGGTTTTGCATACAAGTATATCGGGCGTACTCCGATGGCTTGGAACAGGTGGCGGCGTTTGCCACCTCTGAAATGAATACCTATCAATATGCTTGGGTGATTGCTCACCTAGCCGGGGCTTACAGGAATTCCACGCTTAACCTAGAAGTTAACGGTCCGGGGCAAGCAGTCATTAACGAATTGCGTAACCTTAAACGTCTAGCCTCTAACATGGGCAACCAGATGGGTACAGATTTGATGAACGTGCTGGGTAGCATGACTTCTTACATCTGGAGAAAGAACGACAGCCTTGGTGGACTCTCGCAAAGCATGGGCTGGCTGACGACTTCTGCAACTAAAGAACGTATGCTGACCTACATGAAAGATTACTTTGAGCGCAACATGATGGATATTCGAGACATGGATACCATTGAGGAAATGAAAACCGTGGTGCGAGACGGTGGTTCAATTGAAGCTACTGGCAGAAACAAAGATGACCGTGTGATTGCCTCAGCTTTGGCAGCAGCCGCCTATGCCGAGCAAGTCCAGCCTCAATTGATTGGCAGACGCATTTCTAGAGACGTATCTAGGAAGCAAGAGGAGCTAACCCCTGAAGAAGTGGCTATGGGGCGCAATGTAAGCGATTATTTAAAGCAAATAGGCATCTACGGTGGAAATCAACGTCATATCTAAGCAAGAGTTGCTCAGAACCATGAAATTGTTCTTTGCAGACCAGAATCGGGGAATAAGCATTGATTTGTTCGCAGATTTGGCTGGATTGGGTACAAAAACGATGGTTGAGGTGTTTATTAACCAAAATGCGCCATTATCTGAGTATGTGCAGCGCAGAACCAGCAAAGCATACAAAGCATGGCGTAATGGGGACGTTGCGGTGATGCAAAACCGTGATAATTCCAAGTTTGTGCAGTACCGCAAAGAATCCAAGCCCAAAATGATTCGTGGCTATGGGTTACAAGTAGTAGGTGGGGAAATTAAACTTAAATTAGGCGTAAAGAACCGGGCTGATTACGATTCAACGCTTGGTGAACAACTTGATAGGGGATAAATGATGGCTCGTATACTTAGAGATTACAAATGTCAGGAGCATGGCTTCTTTGAAGGCTTTGAACCTACTTGTCCAGAGGGGTGTACCGATGAATTGGTTTTACAAGTCTTTCTTAAGAGTCCGGGCTTTGTTTCAGACAAGTCCAAAGCCGCAGACAAGCACCTCAAAAGTCTTGCCAGCGAATTTGGAATGTCAAACATTAAGTCCACCCGTGAAGGAGAGAACCAATCCGGCTACCTCTCCCGCAACAACAAGTTTACGGAGAAAGAATACGCAGAAGCCGAAAAGTACGCCACCCCCAAAAAGCGGGGCAGACCCCGCAAAGATTCCCAGAGCCAACCTACACCGCCGCCGCAGCCCCAAGAAGCCCGTGCTGGTGACTCAGCAATCTGGGGGGGCGGCTTCCAAGGCATGAATATGGCTTCTGTCCTTGCTGGGCGTTTTGGTCAGCCTGTAAAAAATGAACAAGTGGGCTTGACACCACGCGATGCAGGGATACAATCAGGACCTAGGACTGACCCCAACGCAACAATGCGGGACCCCGATAACCTGACAATTAAGAAATAATGCGTATCCCACCAAATAATGACGAACGGGAAAATTTCTATCTAGACCTCATGAATAAGTGCATGGTGTCTAGAGAAGAACGTAAAGCCGACTACGGCACGTTACGCTCTTACTATTTGTTTGGTGCGGGTCCTGAAGAACCTCCTGCGTACTTCAATAAGATTCATCCGCATATTGACCAGCTTACATCGTTCTTATATTCGGCAGAGACCACTCGCTTTAGTATTGCTATGGGTGCGTCAGTCCCAGACATTGAACATCGCAAAACTCCAGTTCTCACAAATGCTCTCAATGATGAGTGGCTAAACTCTAATGCTGACCAAGTATTTTCAACAGCATTAACATGGTCGTTGGTATACAACACCACTTTTGTCAAACTTGTCTATGGCGGTGGTATTCACCCCTACATGATTGAACCCGGTGCAATAGGCGTGTTGCGTGAAGATACGCCTTACGTTGACCGACAAGAAGCCATTTGCCAACGCTATTACATTACTCGCTCTGAGTTGTTTGCCAGACTGTACTCACATCCAAAGCGTGAACAGATTGTTAAGCGAGTAACCACTAACATTAAGAATTCAACTAGCGATGGTTCAGACGGTGGCGATGGGGTAGCTCGTATTGTTATGTCAGCAACCAACCCAACTATCTACGGTCAAATCAATATGGACTTGTACGGCATGAACAGGTATAACGCTCGTCTTGCTGAAGAAACCGTTGAAATGCACGAATTATGGGTCTGGAACGATGAGATTGAAGATTATCAGGTTGTCACAATGGCAAGCCCTGATATTATTGTTTACGACAGACCCGGCTCATCTTTGTTCTTAAAAGGTGAATGTCCTTTTGTACAAATTTGCCCAAACCCTCAGTACGATTATTTCTGGGGACAATCTGAAGTACAGAAAATGTTATTACTTCAAGGCTTGCGTAACAACCGCATGACTGAAGTGTTAGACCTCCTTTCCAAGCAAGTCTCACCTCCAACAGCCCTCACCGGGTTTACAGGTATCTTGGATGAAAAAAACTTTGCACTGAACCGTGCTGGCGGTTTGCTTTCAAGCGATATGCCAAACGCCAAGGTTGAACGCCTTGCGCCTGAAATGCCATCAAACCTCTTTGAAGTAATTCATGAGATTGATGCCATGTTCTCAGAAGTGTCTGGTATCTCTAACGTGCTT